GATCATTCCCTATCCAGTTTGATATTTGAAAGTTATTGAACCCTGAGTCGGTAAACTTAGCTTCATCACCAATGTCTAGTTTTACTAACTCACCATCCAAGGTTCCTTGTCTTGGGTACGCACCATGGACGGCGTACAAAACACTGTGATTACCTACATTTGTGGGCAACTTAACTGAAGGATATTTCTCCCCGCTGATTGTTTTAAACATCATTTGGGTAGGTAGATCCTTAGCGAGATCATAAGGGACAGCCACAGTAGCCCAACAAACTATGGCATCTCCGGTATTTTCAAACTTGCATTTCATTTCTTACCCTCTATCCCATCATTATAGTCTTTTTTAGACTTGCACCCAGAACCTCTACACTGTTTCTTACTCTTTTGATCAGTTTCTTCTGGAGCGGTAGTATAAAAACTAGTTTCTAAATATTCATGTGAAGGTAAAAAACTTTGATTTAGCCTATACTCAAACTTTGCAACGGGTTCGTTGTTGTTTATGGGTAAACTTTTAGGTTGTTTCTTGGAACTTCCTTCGGTGTCTGCATATCTTAAAAGTGCGTAACCAGCAATATCCTTCCATGGCGACTCGTCTCCCCAAGTAGGATCGGTAGCAATTCTAAACAACTTATCCACAATTCTAACAATTGCTAAGGCATCAGTATAGCTTTCCTTTGGTATACCATTAGGGAAAAGTTGTTTAAGAACCTCTCCGCTCTTTCCATAACTGTCGCCATAAGCCATTTGTTTTTCAGTAATTAGCTTACCTAGATCTTTACCAAGTTTTTCGTAATCATGTTTTGGGGTTTTCATTTTTATCATCTCCGAATTCGTTAAATTTCCAATTGTTTCTAAATACTCTGCCATTCCTATTTCTAGGGGTTCCTTGTTTATCCATTAAATAACAAGTCTTGCAAAGATAACTCCTGTTATAATACTTAAAAGAGTGTGGATTACCGCAGGAATCACAACGTTTGTGTGCCACATCCCTTCTGCTGTTGTTGCTCATTGTCTTCAGCCCTCCTAATGAGAGTATGGTGTTTCAAATTGTTTAATAATTTACTTATGTAAATTAACTTTTTATCAATACCTTCTCTCATATCTTCAATGTCAGAAATAGCATTTTCTATTTCTGATAATACCCTATTCTCATGTGAATAAGATAGGTCATCTTTATTTATCATAAAGTCTCCGAAACATTATAGACTGTTAACGGAAATTAAGAAGCTTTTTTAGACTTTGGGGTGACATAATTTACTATTTCTATAGTATCACCTAATATTTTACAATCAAATTTATTCGTACCATCTTTTGGTACTGCTTTAGTTAAAATTATTTTTGCCAATTTTAAAGCCACGGTTTTCTTTATAAATCTCTTCAAATCTCTAGCACCATACTCTTTTGTGTATGAATTAGCAACAATAAACTCCAAAAGTTCTGGTGTTGGTTTAATTGGTAATGGTTTTAAATTTAACTCTGCTATTTTCAAAACATCTTCTTTTGATAACTCATTAAAATGAATAAACTCATCTATTCTATTTCTAAATTCTGGAGTAAATTCTGTTTTCAAAGACCTTTCAACTATCTGTTTATTTGTGTCAGAAGTTACAAATCCCGGAGTTCCTTTGTAAAATCCTACAAATTCGTCTTTTAAATCAGATTGGCCTTTGTTGGATGTGAATATGAAAACAGAATTAGAAAAATCTAATTCGTTGTTGTTACTATCTTGCACTTTTCCAGTGTCTAATAATGATAAAAGAAAATTATAAAACTTTGGATGAGCTTTTTCTATTTCGTCAAACAAAAACACCCACTTGTTGGATTTTTCTGCTAGCTCTTTGAGAAAAGATTTTTCACTGTGTCCAATGAATCCGGGTGGAGATCCGATCAATCTAGCCATTTCATGTCCATGGGAAAACTCTGCACAATTAAAAGCATGAAAATTACCAGAATATAATTCTCCAAACAGTTTAGCTAACTGAGATTTGCCTACTCCTGTAGGTCCTACAAAGAAAAAACTAGCTTTGGTTTCTAATTCAGCACATAAGAGCATTAGGTGCTCCATCAAAGCATCTATTGCTTTGTCTTGTCCAACTATATTTTCCTTTAAATATTGTCTAATGTTTTCAACATTTTCTAATGTAATTTTAGACTTTTCTTTTTTCTTTTCGTTCTTTTTATGATTTGTGTCAATTACCTTTTTAAAATCATCTTCAAAGAACTTACTATCTTTAAGAAAATCAGTAAAGTCTTTCATGTTGTGTGAAGATCCTTGAGAAGGTATCATGGGGTTTGGACCATTTATATGCTCCAAAACAACTTCAACTTTGAAAGGTAAGTATATCTCAGTAATTGCATTGTATATTTCTGTAACAACTGCAAAACTTACTGCTTTATCGTCCTTTATTTCTTTCAGTACATCTTTAAACAGGTTTGCCGATTCCTCAATCAACAAACCATTGACGATAAATAAATAATACTTCATTAGGGTTACATTAGATTTACCCTCTTGAACGTAATTGATTATATTTGTAAAAAATTTCTTTTGATCTCTCTCTTTTAACTTCTTTACCTTCAGTATTGCATTTAAAGACTGACAAGGAACTCTATAGAAGTTGTCTTTCATATATTAATCTTCTTGAATTTTGCTTAACTCTGAAAACAAATCATCAAGTGCTGGGGCTTTGTCGGTTGGGCTGTTTTTCGGTTTGGTTATGGACATGTATTTGATAATAGCATCCATAGCTTTTACTAGATTAACACTAGAATCCTGCAGCTTGCTTAACAATTGTGCTGCAGCAGTAGCCACCCTAGAAAATTCTTCATTAGAAGCTAACCCAGCTTCAACACGCTCTTTTGCTTCGTCTAAAAAGAATTTAGCTTCGTCTCTATCTTCTTTTGCATTATCAACGATAGCTTTGATAAGACGATTAACGCTATCTTTATTTAAGTACTCTTTCTTTAAAACATAATTACGAGGCATGATACACCTATTATTATCTAGGTGTATCATAGACCTTAACCATGTTTCATTCAATCTTATTTTCTAAATATTCTTTAACCGAATTAATAGCTTTATCTTTACTATGAATAGGTTGATAATATTTATTAAAAAAATTCATAGCAAAATCAAAAGCTGGGTATATATGAAATATTGAAAACAAAAAATTCAAAAGGCTCTCCATAGTGGAGAGCCCAAAGAATATTACATATAAAATGTAATTACGCACGATCACTTTCCTTTGCTAATAAACTCCGTAAAAGCCTGCTCGCGGCTTATGCCGCGATCAACTTGCTCTTGAGTCATGCGAAATCTTTTACCAGTAACCTTCTTATACTCCTCTATAGAAGCATATTTTACGGTAGGTTTAACATCACTCTTAAGTTGAGTTTTCATAGCGTCTGCAACAATCTTTTGTAGTTTTTCGTAGTTTTCCATAGTATTACTCCAGTCCAAACAATTTCCTTAACTTATCAAAGTCCTTGTTAGTCTTATTTAATAATAGTTCACCAAATTCAGATTTAGTAAACTTTGTTTCACCTAATTGGCACCTGCCATTGGGAGACTTAGTAATAAATCCTTGTTCAGCAAGAGAATCAATAAGACCATAATAAGGGCTTAGACCTTTATCAAATAATAGTTCAAATTCACAAGATCTATACGGAATAGATTCCTTATTTTTTGAACAAATTACTTCACCCTTGATCCCATAAGGTTTACCATTATCCATTAACTTTTCTGTGCGCTTGGTCTTTAAGTCTACTTTGAGATAGTACTCCAAGGCATTTCCACCAGCAGCTAGAGTCTCTGGATTACCATACATGATCCCCACCTTTTGGCGCAGTTGATTAATAATGACCAAAGCTACTTTATTAGCCTTAAGTAATGGGTTTATCTTGCGGAGGGAACCCCCTATTAACATTGCCCTCTGAGCACCATCGATTGGGCTCTTATCGTAAGACTCAGCGGTAAGCTCTTTACGGCTCGGTAGGACGGCTATACTGTCTAATGCGATGACTATTGGGGTATCCTTATCTTCCTCCCTAATCTGCTTAATCGTGTCTGTAATGTCTTGGAAGGCATCCTCGATACAGTCAGCAGACGAATATAAGAGCTTGTCTGGATCGATCCCAATCTTCTGAGCAAAGCTTCTGCTAAAGCTATTCTCAGCATCCACCAATTTAGCATAATAATCTTTCTTTATAGCTTCAGTTAATATTGAAGTTACAAATAAGGTTTTCCCGGTAGAAGAATCACCACGGATTTGTGTAATTCCTCCAATCGGAATGCCTCCGTCGTAACGTCCAGAAATGACGTAATTCAGAGGAAAACATCCGGTTGAAACATACCCTAAAGTATCTTCTTCATCCGACAAAAGCTTGGTATTTTTTAGTCTTGCTAACAGTTCTTTGGTTACCATAATATTCCTTGGAGTAAACTACTTTCGCTATACCATATTGCCTAATTAGTTTCTGGCAATCTGGGCATGGCTTGGCTAGTAAGCCATTATAGCGATAAACGTACAGGATAGATCCATTTAAATCATAACCTTGTCTCACAGCCTTGTATATTGCATTTGCTTCGGCATGAAGAGTATTAAATCTTCCGCAACCGTATTTTGTGTGAGTTTTATTTATATTGAAAGCCTTGCTAACTATCCTCTTTCCATCACGAATTATCGCTCCTAGCTTAAATCTTAGAGGGCTTTTTTCAGCCTCCCTAGCAGCTAGGAGCATACTCGGGTCCGAGAGGTCATCAGTCTCTTGTAAAATCACTTTCCCGTACTCCCGAAGCCACCAGAGCCTCTATCGGTAGAATCTAACTTATCAACAACCTCAAAGTTGATATCCTCGTACTTGTGAAGTAACATTTGTGCAATCCTATCACCCGGAGCCAGTTGAATAGAAAAGTCTGGATTTAAATTAACCATCATGACCATAATCTCTCCGGTATAATCGGAGTCTATGATACCCGGAGAGTTTGGAATAATTACTCCTCTCTTAGCCATGCTGGATCTAGAGACGATACTTACATAATACCCTTCTGGTATTTGTAAGCAAAAACCTAATCTAAGGAAAGCTACTTCATTTGGTTGAAGGATTTTAATTTCGTTACAATAAAGATCCCACCCAGCAGACCCTTTAGTGGCTTGTCTAGGTGGAAAAGTAGCTCCTTCTAAGTACATTATCTTTAAGTTCATGCAGTCCTCATCATCTGTATAGGCCAATAATAGGGCAAGGAAGGATCTTCTGTCCAACCAAATTGACCATAATGCACAGGATCCTTGCGAAGAAGGTTAGCTCTGTGGCTTGCATGAAACTTCTCGTCGCCAAGCCATGGAGGCATGGGAATATCTAAATCAAAAGGAATAGTATACAATTTCATGGTGTTCTTAAAACCACGGCTAACCCATTCTAAAATTGACAGGTTATGATACAACTTTAGTGCATCAAGGTGACCATTCCACATGGTTCTGGCTGGATGGTTTGCCCACCCGAGCTTGGCATTGGGATCGGCAGCGAGCTTGAGAGTGCTATTAACAAGTTGCATAGCCTCAAGACGCTGCTTCCCTAAACGCTTGTTGTCTAAGACTTTAAGTGATTGCGCGAAATCAGGATACGGAAGAAACGTTTGCATTACCCGATTGTAGCATAATTGGTCCTACTTGTCCACCAATTCTTTTTAGCACAGTAAGACCGTTACAATTGTAGTAAATTCTATCGTAAGCCCACTCGTTTCTATGAGCTTCTAGAAACTCTTGAATAGCAAAGTTAAGACCTTTTACGTTTGCATATCTGTTTGCTGGATCTTCTGCCGTGTGCCCAAACTCTCCAAAAGTTACAGTGTCATGCATGATGATATACTTTTTAGCTCTATTGGCATGTAAGGCTAATTCTTGTTTCAATTGATCGTAAGCATGAAGTGTATCAATAAAAAGAAGATCAGTAGGTTCTATTTCTAATTTTAAAGTATCTCCTTGAATAAATTTAAATCCCATACCAATGCTTGATGCAATATCATAAACATCTTGAATATTAGCTCCATGTACACTTGGATTTACAATATCTATTGATGTAAGTTTTTTACAATTTGACATCAAAAAAGCATAAGTTGATACTATGCCTCTTACACCCATCTCAGTAACTGATTCACACTCGTCTGCATACATCTTTAAGTTAGGCATATGTTCATGCATGTCTGATGGCTTATAACAAGCTTTGTAGTAACGTTCGTAAAGAGTTTCCGGTTTCATGATGGCTTTATTATAGTGTCCCAATAATTAATCATTTCATCAATCATTGATTCAAATGTATAAGTTCTTTTCCAATTTAGTTTATTTTGTATTTTTGTAGGATCACCTTTTAAATCGTCTAACTCAAAAGGTCTAAAATATTTCGAGTCAATTGTAACATATTTTTTGTAATCAAGATTTAGTTTTGAGAACACATAATCACACAATTGTTTTATTGACCTTGATTCACCTGTGGCACAAACATAGTCATCTGGGTTATTATTTTGTAACATCATCCACATTGCATTGACGTAATCTTTAGCATGTCCCCAATCTCTGGTTGCATTTAAATTTCCAAGTGGTAAACTTGTCGATAGTCCTTTTTTTATTTTTATTGCACATTCCACAACTTTATTTGTAACAAAATTTAACCCTCTTCTAGGCGACTCATGATTAAATAATATTCCATTACAAATGAACATATCATAAGACCTTCTATACACTTGCCCAAGGTGATATCCATAAAGTTTTGAGCATCCGTAAGGACTAACTGGAACCATCTTTGTGGATTCTCTCCTAAATCCATCCGCATCACTTTGATTTCCATACATCTCAGATGAGCCAGCCAAATAAATTTTGGATCTAGGACAAGCGGCTTTAACTGCCTCCAAAACATTTAAAGTTCCAAAGACTATGGAATCAGTTGTGTATGAAGGTTGATCGAAACTAATTTTAACGTGAGCTTGCGCTGCTAAGTTGTATATCTCGTCAGGTTTGTACTCAGAGAACGCTCTCAATAGAGAAGGCAAATCTGTTACGTCTCCGTAAACCAAGGTTAATCTGTTCTTTAACCCATAAGAATCTAATCTACTGGTTTGATGTTCTGGAGAAGAATGCCTCCTCAATAACCCTATCACATTATAGTTTTTAGATAAAAGTAACTCAGCTAAGTAAGATCCATCCTGACCTGAAATACCCGTAATTAAAGCTGTCTTCATTTATTTAACCTATACCAATTAATTGTATCCATGATAGTCTGTTCCAAACTATAAGAGGGAGACCAATCTAAAATAGATTTAGCTCTTGAAATATCTAAACATCTTCTAGGTTGTCCATCAGGTTTAGTTTTGTCCCAAAAAACCTCAGAAGTATAGTTACCTAACTTTTTTATTAAATTAACTAAATTATTTATTGTGATTTCTCTTCCAGTTCCCAGATTAATTGGGTCAGGATCCGTGTCAATATCTAAACATTTGATAATTGCCAAGGAACAATCTCTGGCATCTAAAAACTCTCTGGAAGCAGACCCTGTACCCCATAAAATGATTTTATCATCAGATTCTTCAAATTTTCTAATTATTGCTGGAATAACATGAGAAGAATAAAGATCAAATTTATCATAAGGTCCAGCCATATTTACGGGAATAACATTTGTAACATTTAAACCATACTGACTTTTGTAAGATTTTGATAATTCGATAATTGTTTTTTTAGCTATTCCATAAGGTGCATTTGTTTCTTCTGGATAACCCTTCCAATAATCACTTTCTTTAAATGGTACTTCACAAAATTTCGGATAAGAACATACAGTTCCTAAATTTACTAGTTTTTTAACGTTTGCTTCTTTACACGCTTGAATGACGTTAATTCCCATTCGTAAATTTTCATACATAAACCTTCCGGGATTTTCTTTATTGATTCCGATACCTCCACAAAGTGCAGCTAAATGTATTATTTTTTCTATTTTGTTTCTATTAATGTAATTAAGTATTTCATCATAATTTAATAAATTTAAATCGCCTTTAGTAGGAGTGAATATGTTGGGAACTACTAAAAGTTTAACTAAATTTTTACCTAAAAATCCATTGGATCCAGTGATTAGTATGTTTGTCATATAATTATTAAATATCAATTAGATTCAACTACATAAAAAGTTGGACATGGAACGATAAACTTTCCACCTTTATTTAGATAATCTTGTTCTCTAACTTTAAACTCTTTTATAAATTGCCAAGGTAAAATTAGTAAGTAATCTGGTTGAGCTTCTCTCATATCTTCTTCACTCACAATAGGAATATTTGTACCTATTGTTTTTAGTCCAAATTTTAAAGGGTTTCTTTCTGCAATTGCGTCAATCATACTTGAATCTAAACCAAAATATTGAAGTAATGTATTTCCTTTAGTAGAAGCTCCATATGCCCAAATTTTTTTACCTTTTGCTTTCTCGTTTGTTATAAAGCTTACAGTCTTTTTCTTTAAATCATTTATTTTATCGTAAAAGTTTTCCCAAGTTTTTGGATCGTCTAACTTAAGAGTTTTTTCATACTCTAACAATGAATTCACTCTAAAATTACAGCAATCTCTATATGGGTGAGTCCCAAAATTTAATTTATCACAAGAGGACTTCATTGCATAAATTCTAAAAGAGCCACCGTTAACATCATTCAAACAAGTATCTACAACATCAAATCCGCAATCATTTAGTAAATTTTTTATATTGTATAATGAGTAATAGTACACATGCTCATGACAAATATTGTCGAAAGCAATTTGTTCAAGCATTAAAGGAGTATAAGAAAGTTGCAGAACCCAAAGACCATTATCATCCAAAATTTCGTATACATCTCTTATAAATGATTTAGGATCATCTAAATCATAAAACATAGCTATTGTAGTTATAACTTTTGCTTTCAAATAACCGTATTTTGATTTTTTAAATAAATCTGCTGAAAAATAATCTTGAATAATCAAGTCAGAATGTTTTTCAGATTCAATTTTAAATGAATCATCAGCAGGATCTATACCAATTTTTATTAAATTTTTAGGAACATAATTTAATAAAGTTCCATCGTTACAAGCAATATCAATCCATAGATCATTATCATTTAATTTAAAAATATCAGTTACAGACTCTACAATATTTTTAAGTTCTTTTTTCATTGTAAAGTTTGTAGAAGATCTGTACCAGTATTTCCCAAACATATCCTGCAAAGGATGAACTTTTTCTAATCTTACTGTAGATTCTTCAGTATCTAAAACAAGTTTTAACTCAGTTTTTTTATTACTGAGATCAGAGTTTTCGTCAATAAAATCAGAAACGTATAACTCACCTAAACTAAAAAGTGATTTTTTCATATAATATTATCCTCAACAAAAATTTTTAATAACTCATCTTCTAGCCACACTTTACTTGTAGATTCTTGCACATCAATTTTTTTTAATTTTTCAGAAAGCTCTTCGATATCTTCAAAAAATATACAATCTTTGAAATTAGCCTCTGTTGAATAAACACTTAAAGTATTTTTTCTAACTTGTTGAATGGGTATGCAATTAACTAATAAAGATTCATAAAACCTCAGCGACAGTCCATTATAGTTTCCAGATATAGGACAAAAAGAAAATTTGTATTTTGAATAAAATTTTAAGTAATCTTGCCAAGTTCCATCAAAGTTTTCTATAATTTCCGTTTCAATATAATTATTTATTTTACTTAAAGCTTCTCTACGTTCTCCATAATGGTTAGTATTTATTTGACCTATAAAAACACATTTATTTATTTTTTCAACCTTTGGTATTTTATTTTCGTAATATTTTGACGGACAGTATCTCAAAATTTTTTTATTTAGTTTAATAGAATCATCAACGTCCCAGACGTAATATTTCAAATTTTCAAAAGTTAAGCATTTTTCAAATACTGGGTAAGCATCAGGAAAAACAGAATTTAATATTTTTTCTCCGTAAAAAACAATAATTTTTATTTTTTTTAAATTGCAATAATTTATAAAATCGTCATTTAACCAAATATTCCTGTGTGGTATAAAAAAAGGATCGAATATGAATAATAATTCTATATCTTGTAAATCACTTTTACATTTAATTATATTTACGTTCGTAAATAAATTTTTTATCGCGTGGTGTCCGCGAGACATACAAATGCTTCTAACGTATCCCGTGTCACATACGATACCAACTTTTTTAGGATACATATTAAAACAATTATTTTATTTTTTTAATCCAGAGCTGATGACTTGAATTTATAATTGAAATACTGTCTTCATAAGCCATTAAAAAATTATCTATGGCTTGCTTAGGAATGTTTTTTAAAGGTAATTGATTGTGTCCCCATAAGTAATCGTCAAAAGCCATAATTCCTCCGACTTTTAAGAGAGGGAACGATAGTGTAGAATCTTGAACTACATCTCTAGCAGTATGTCCTCCATCAATATAAATAAAATCAAAATTCTCCCTTAAATTTTGAATGTCTAAAAGTTTGTCGTAACTATTACCTTTTAAAATTTTAATTTTATTTAAATATTCATTTACATTACTTATAAATGTATTGTAAATTTCATTAAAATTAGTCCCAGAATGCTCAAATCCACCTTCCCACGAATCAATACATGTTATAGTGTTAGTTTCATTCGTTAAAAAATTATCTAACATATAACAAGTTGATTTACCTTCAAAACTACCAATCTCTAAAAATTTTATATCTTTTTCATTCTTATATTTCGATAAAAAAACATCAAATAAAATTTTTGAATTATCAAACCAATTATTAGTAAATTTTTTCATAATTTTATTATAGATTCCCAATAATCAAAATCATAAATTTCACAATTGTTAAAAAAATTTGTCTCAGTTGTAGTAATTTGAAAATTTTTAAAACTTTTTATTTTGAATAAGTTAAAAGATTTTAACTCTACACAATCTAAACAAATTGGTATGGTTTTTAAATATAAAGATTCCCATATTCTATGGCAATCAACTCCGTTACCCGGAGGAGATATGACATACTTATACGATGCGAGAGTTTTCCAGTAATCTTCTTGATTCAATCTTCTAAACTCAAAATCAATATCTTTTTGATCTTTTAATTGATTTAAAATTTGTTGTCTAATTGGGCTGGTGGATATATCGAAATTACAATATATTTTGTTTTTTTTGAGAAGATTTAAATCTATTATTTTTTGTAGTAACTTCTCGTCTCCGTGGGGCCATTTTTCGTTAGCCATACCAATCGGTATAGGAGTCAGCTTTTCATGCTCAATGTGGCAGTTCATACCAAACCACCTAATCAATCTACGATCATTTAACAAATCTAAATCTTTTTCATAAACTCCCATATCAGCATTGTGAGTTATTAATTTAAACTCATAATCAATACTTGGTAAAATTTGTTTTTTAAACGCATCTACCCAATCAGTAAATAAAAAAATTATTCTTGGTTTCTTGGCTAAGTTTAAGAACGGTTTAGATTGATCTAAGAAATCTTCGGCTATAGATTTAAATTTATCACCAGTTATAAAATTCATAATAAAAACTCTTTTATAGCTTTTTTGTTATGTAAATGCAAATTGAATATTTCAAATATTTCATTATTTTGTTTTAAATAAGGTTTATCATGAAAAGTTATTTCAATTTCATTTTTTTGCAATTTATTTCCAACATGATGATGAGTTCCAAACCAGCCTGCAGGGTCACCATTATTAGTTCCTCCTAAATACTGACCATAAGAAGCTCCATCAAATACTTTTTTGCAAATATCAAAATAATTATCATCTGGAAACAGAGGTAAATACTGGCAAAACTTATTGATATTTAAAAAATCAATCATCTCCATTTCATAAAGGTGTACTGATTTAATTTCATTTGCCAAAAAATCCTCTCCCATCTGAATTAACTTTATCAAACTTAATAAAAAATTATTAGTTGCAATCAATGAGTTAGAGTATAAGAATCCGGCAGATCCAATCTTTGGTCCAACTTGAGTAAAGTATACTCCATTAGGTAAATTATTTAAACAATTATCATTATAATAAATTAAATTATCATATTCTAAATGTATAAATTTTTCTATTTTGTTTTTTACAACATAATTAAAAACACAAAACAATCTTGCTAAAGTAAAAAACCAAAAAGAATTTTTAGAAAAATGAGGATAAGTTATTGAACACATCTTGTAAAAAGATTCTATGTCATCTTTATTATCCTCATCTGTCAGTATTATAACATCATCAAATAATTTTTTTGATTGGTTTATGCTATGTATAGCATATTCTGGTAATTCTCCATAAACATGGTTATATTCTACCAAATCTTTAGAAAAAGAAAACTTGTTATAGTTTAAATGAACATAAATTACTTTTGTCATATTAATAAATAATTTATGTTAGAGTAAGTAAAATATTTCATGTGATAATACCTTGTTGGTATCAAACAATATGAAGAATTTCTAAGAGCAGCAGCCAGTGAGTGATTTCCAGAATGAGTCGATATAAATTCTGAACAATTTGAAATAACACTACAGTAATCCTGTATATTTGTTACTTGTAAAGTTTTTATATCTAACTCAGAACAAAGCATTGATATTAAATCAACCGATGCTTCTTTTGATAAATTTGGATTTACAACTTTAAACAATGATTTATTAGAAAAAGACTTATACAAATCTTTAATTACTGATTTATGTTTTTCTAGAAAGTTTGGGAAATGTTTTTGATTCACATTTAACGATTCCTCACTGTAACTTATATCAAGAAGAACATTGGAAGATACATTAAATATATCTTTTGGTTTTTCGATGTGTATCTCTGGTTTATGGCTGTAAGGCTCTTCTAACCCGTACAATCTTTCCCACATTTCTATCCAATTAAACTTTCCAAAATTAATGTCTTTTCTTTTACTTTCTCCGGGTTCTTTTGTAAAGCCAGCAATATATGGATTAGTTTCCCAAACTAAACTCCTAATTTCTGGATTTCTATAAAAAGTAGCGTCAGATATCCATACACATTTCTCTCCGTATTTTTCAAACATACGTCGAGGTATTGTAGATATTTGAAGATTATCCCCCAAACCTTGCCACCTATCTAAAATTAATTTCATTTACCTCCTATAAAATCTAGAAAAGTTTTTTATAAAATTCATGTCAGTAAGTATACCGCATATTGGACCAAAGTTAGCAGGATAATAATCTCTTAACATATACCAAATGATAAATAACCTTTCCATAAAATATCCAATCCATTTATCTTTAGATGTAGTTTTAAGAACTGTCCCAGTATTTGCATAAACATGATCTCTCATAGTCATTGCTTTTTGAATTATAGGCCAAGACCACTCTATATAATCTTTAAACTTTCTTTTATCCATAGCCCAATAATTACAAAATAAAGCAACTTTGTCTTGATAAAATCTAGGTGGTACAGAAATTCTAAATTGAGCTAAAACGTCTACAATAAATTTATTTATATTAGGGTGACATAACTCTGCTTGCTCGCTAGGGCTGGTAGTTACCCTATAAAAGCCCCATCCACCAAATCCATTCGACATCATTAAACAAGTTTCAAAGACTTTCCTAGAATGAAAGACTACGGGCGATTTATCAAATTGTCTATACGAAGTAAAACCTATCCAAAAATCTTTATCTAAAGTGTCTACTCCATTTTTATAAATGTTTAAAAAAGCAGAATATTCTGCCAAGTTTAATCGTACTGAAGAATTTTCTAGCTCTGGACAATTTTTTACAATGTCTGGGTTTACTTCTGGCTCTAATCCAAATGGTTTATAAAGTTCAGAATTAAATAATTTATCTTTCTGATCTTCTTTAAAATAACATTGGTAAATCATGATTTACTCCTAGGATCCCATCCCAACATTTTAAAAGATTGTTCATAGATGTCCAATCTTTGTTTAACTACTTTATTTAAATCAAATAATTCATCTGTGACTGCTTTTAAATTTCTACCTATTTCTTCTCTGTGTTTGTGATCTTTACAAACTTTAGTAAGAATCCTCACCCATTCAGTTTTTGGAGCATCAGGATCAATTAAATAACCAGTTTTACCATTATGTATCGTTTCATTGTAACAACCTACGTTTGAAGCGACAAGAGGCGCAGCGTATCTACCAGCTTCTGCTACTTTTATATCTGACTTTGAATCGTTGAATGGATTCATTTTAAGTGGCGCAATAGCTATATCCATGTTTGCATAGAAGGCTCCATAGTCATTTGGAGGAAGGGCATAATGAATACCCCAGTTCTGCTGTCCTTTAAACCCTCTCAAAAGCTCTGTTCTGTAGTGATCCCATGCCTCAAACTGCCAGTCTTTTTTCTGTCCGGGAGGTGGCATAGGAGGATGACCATAAAAATCCCAGCGAACGTTTTCTCGCCCCACTTTTTGATTGACCAAATGAGGAACACCTGCAAATACTTTTACGTCCGGGTTGTGATGAATTCCGCCAGCCCAACCAATTCTAACAAATTTAGATGATTGTTTTTGAAATCTCCATGCTGGTAAGTTATAATCTATTGCGTTTTTAATTACTGCTAATACTTTAGTGCAAAAAGGTTTAATTCTTTCTGCAAATTTTAATTGAGTCACAGTTACAAGATCACAGTTTGAATAAATAAATTTAGTTATTTCAGATAATCCTTGATCTTTGTACACGCCTGCCAACTTATGCTCTTCATACAATTCTGTTAATAGATCGTCTGTATCAAAGTGTACAAACTTACCATATTGTTTACCTAAACCTACAAGTCTAGCTGTGTATTGAGCACCTCTATTATTTAAGTTATTAATGAAGACAACATGAGTATTTTTTATCATGCTATGATCTTCTTCCCATCCTTCAACTTTTTTTCCGGGTTCGGGCCATTTTAAAGGATTCTCTTCAATAATAACTTCTACCTTATCAGAGTATAGCTCTTGTAACTTAGAGAAGGGACTGATAGCTCTGTAGTATGCACAGCCTCCATCGTTAGCCTTCACTACCAATATTTTAAGTTTTTCAGACATAAATGACGATACATTATAGAGAGAAATAAAAAATCCCCGCTAGGATTTTTTTAATCCTAGCGGGGATCGAACTACAAGATACTCTCTCTCTTTAGTTCACGCAGGCTTAGTCTCATCTATGCGAGCACTAACCTCAGGAACTTCGTCCCCGTTCGATACGGGCTTCTCTAGTGGCTCTTCTACGACCTTCTGTGTATGCAGCATACCTAGGCCCTTAGCAACACTAACTACAGCACCCTTGAGATCTACTGTTCCGTCAAGTGGAAGTGCTGCCTTCAAAGCATCAGCAAAGTGTTGTCTAGGTCTACGGAATAGCAACGCAATTATACCTGCGTATGCTGCCAAACTTGGGAAGAGCCCTGACAATACATCCCATCCAATCGTCGCAACTCCCTCAGCAAATCCAAGCCAATTATCATTGGGCTTAAGTGGGATTTGTGGGGCTTCTGCCATCACAGCTTCCTTGGGGACTAAAACTATAGTCTTCCCCTCCCAAGCATCTTGTAGTTCTTGCGGGAGACTCTCCACAGGAACCGATCCAACCTCTCCCTTGTAATCAGGGAGAACCCACTCTGAAGTGGTGATAACCTTACCCTCCAAATATGGAGGGTAACCAGCGCATCCGGCAAAAATTAAGACGAATGCTAGAAAGAATCCTAAAATATTTTTATTCATATTATTCATAATCATGCCTCTAAACTTGATTCGTAATCATCATCACTAACATCGTGATTACCCTTTGTTGCCTTAGGGTTTGATACTGGTGCTAGTGATGCCTTCATATTTTCCACAATCTGCTTTCCAGTATCATAGTCTCCCATTTGAATCAGAGCGAAAAGATCTGTTGCTGTTTCCATCCAAGATGCAATCTCAGCGTTGGTTCCAGCGGGACTCTTTTTTGCTCTAACCTTTGAATTATCATATGAGTTATACTCACCGTTCTTTCCAAGATCGACAATGTAATCATTACCGTTCTTGAGATCAATAATCAGTGAATTTTCTGGATCGTCCTCGTCCATATATTCTTGATCGAGGACATCAGCCATAATCTTGGTAAATAGCTTCTTTCCAGTGGAGAAGATCTTCACAGGATCTTGCCCACCTTCTTGGAGTCTACGGTCGATTACATTCATATAATAACGTGGATTTGCTTTGATTTTAGTAGCCATGTCACCGAACTTAGACTTCTTACCCTTTTCAAGTCCAAGATCCTTATGCATCTTCCATAGATCAAAGTAGAACTCACACACTGGGCAGTGTTCGTTTCTGACCTTTCGGCAGTGATAATTACGAGTGTTGCCTTCTACATCCTCATAACGGTGAATTGCAGATTCTGCGTAGAATTCCATCTTATCCTTCTTTCCGGGAAGGATACGAATGACATTCTTACCGGGTTCAAGCTTGAGATACTTCTCAAGTCCACCACCGGAGCTTTGCTTAGTTGTATTTGAAGTATTGATTAATTCTTGATGCTTTTTGCGGAGTTCTTCTAGAGTTGCCATTGTTTTTCCTTTTTTTAGTTATAGTGAGTTTTCTGAAATTATGAGTACAATTTTGTTTCGCTTCTAAGATTCGCAGACATTTGAACAAGCATATCCTTCTTGTGCTCTAACGAGAAGCATAAAGCTTTCAACCATCCGTAAATCTCTTCAACATCGATAAGATTATATCTAGACGTAAGGTACTCTTCTTGCGTCTTGAGATAATCTTCTAAGTATGTAGCTGTCGCCTTAGATCCAGAAGACTTATTGCGACTAAGCTCATCGTTCTTAGTTTTAGCACAATATTGCTCAAATGCAACAGTCATCTTGTCTAAAATTCTTTTAACATAAACTAATAAACCATGATAATGTGCATAAAGTATACTGTGATGAGTAAGGTCATCCTCTAAGTTAGACTTAGAAATAGACAACAAATTTTGGCACATATCGTGATACTGTTCAATAGTTAAATTAAGAACATTATCTTTAGTTAAGTAAACTTTTGATTTCATAGTTTTTGGCCTCTGTATAATAGATCAGTTAGCTCAGGATTCAAGTTCATAAATAAAATTAATCCTGTTGTTAATCTTTCGGTTAACGGCTCATTCTTAATTTTAATTTCTTCTTCGCCATCTAAGCCACATAAATGTAATATACAGTGAAAGATCTCATGAATCAAGGTTTCCCTAGCCCTAGAATCGTCCAGAGTGGCCTCTAGGAAGATCTTTCCTTCGTCTAGGTACGTTACCCCATCACACTTGGTAGCGTCTCTATGCAGGTTTGTAGACAGATATAGGATAAATTTCTTATGTCCTAAGTTTACTGTCTTAATGTTAGAACTCTCAATTAAACGATAAATATGATTTTTATCATTAACCAAGCTAAAATTAACGTCTTTATCTATATTTTTAACATTAACTTTCAAGTTAGCCCCCTGAAGAGTCCTCCATTGGCTCTTGCGACTCTTCCATTCTCAGGTTAACATAATTAACCGAGACCGGAATTAGATAGTGTTGTTTTGAGTCGCGGGCTTTTACTACATAAGCTCTTAATCTACCTTTATCATACTCTTCTTGAGTCTGATTAAGACTGATAGCCCAGTCGGCTGGTCGGATCTTGCCGTAGCTATCGCCAAGTTCGGCATCTGTTATGATAGGAACCTTCTTACCCATACGGTTAGTCTGGGTAGCAGTCCAAACTAAACAATTTTGTTCTACAGCCAAACCTCTTAACTCCTGAGCTATACGTTCCTGAGCTTGATATTCAGCGTCAATATTACGATTGGGACGTAATAATTCAAGATAGTCTACGATAATTACTTCTGGGGAGAAGTTATAATGTAACTTAAGTTGAACAAGTAAGGCTCTAATATCATTAACAGTTAGTTGCCCAGTGGGGAACTCTTTAATAATAAGCTGAGACTTGTCGAACTTATTCTGAAAGATCTTAAGCCTGTCCTTTACCAAACCCTGCTGATCTTTAATCTTACCGTTTGGTACAAGAGTTAGGATTGAGTCGAATCTTTGTGCAATCTTATCCTCAGACATCTCCAAAGAAATGTAAAGGACCTTACGATTCTCCATCAAGGATACTGCTCCTTGGTTGACTAAGTACAAAGACTTTCCGACACCCGGAGGAGCAATGACCATGCATAGCTCCTTAGAGCAATTACCACCTTCTAGATAGTTGCTGCAAGAATCAAACACTGTCTTGTACCTGTTCTTATCCCTCTCGGTATGGAAACGGACAAATCTCTCATCAATATCATTAAAGTATGTTTGACCGATATTGTGAGTTCTGCTTACAAGCAAAGCCTTGCGAACTTCTTCTTCAATAGCAGCCGTATTATCATCTTCAAGATGCTTGATAGACTTCTTGATAGCTTCCTTCACAGCCTGCTTCTTTGCAAACTGCTCTACAAGATCAAGAACATACTCACGATTATCAAGAATAGAATTATCAATGTTGTTGATATCGTAAAGATCATCCTGATAATCTGAGATTGATTGCTTGGCAGGTAAATCCTGCTTGATGTATTCTATTAAAATATCATCTGGTGGAAGCTTCTTGTAAGTATTATAGTAATCCTTAACCTTCTCAAAAATAACTGCATAAGAAGGAAAATCAAAGAACTCTGGCTTGATAAGACTTACAATCTGTGAAAAGAAGTCTTGATCATACTTAACTAAAAATAGAATACCTTTTTGAATTTTATCAGATAATGAGTAAGCCATATTATTTCTTGTAGTCGTTGCAGTAAAATCCGGGTCCGTAAAAATGAACAGGGTTTGCAGTCAGCACACGTTTACCATAACGTTTGCATTTTTTGCATTTAGCTCTAGTGGGGGGTTTGGTCATGGAGCCTTTTACATCCCATTCTATACCACATTTTTCGCATCTAATCAAGTAAAAAGGCATAATTATTGAGGGTGGCGATTTCTAGGACCACGCTTTGCTAATTCTTTGTGTAAATTTTCAGCAGTTTTAATTTTTTGTTGAACATCTTTAGTTTTCCTAGCCAAACCTTGTTTTTCTAAAACTTCAAAATTTGGTTCGTAAACTTTATAATGTTGAAACCCAGTTTCCATTCTTCTTTTTGAAGATTCTATACTGCTTTCATAAAATTCATGAGCTTGTTGTTTGTTATAACCTTTTTCATAAAACTCTCGACCCCTTCTTTTAGTCTTCTCAGTAATTCCACCAATCTTAACACCGATGTCTACGTTGTAAAATCTTTTTGCAGATTTGTGGCATTCAGGACACTTGCGACGAGATGGTGGCTTTTTGCCATTTAAGTGTACCATCTCGTCGAAAACATTATCACACTTTTCACAATAAAACTGATATAAAGGCATACGATATCACCATTATAGATAGGGTAGAAGAGTGGGAGTTTTTAGGCTCCACACTCTCCACCTATCTTGCAGACCTCTGCTGTTGCAACTTCTTCTACAACAGGAGTTTGCATCAATGGCTTGGCATACTTCTCAATATTTTCCTCAGTTAAAGCAATAGCCTCTAGAGGTTCCATACCCTTGGATCCAGCACGGTAAATTGTGAGTCCCTTAAGATATGGGGCATACTTAAGTGCTTGCTCAGAGAAATCTTCGGCTTTTGCACTATTAGGAAGATTGATGGTCTTGCTAACTGCACTGTCAATATATCTCTGAATCGTAGCCTGTACCTTCATATGCTCCTCAGGAGTTACATCGTAAGCTCCTACGAAGTTTTCAAGGGACTTCTTTTGCTCCATATACTTCTTGAATAGAGGATCAAGAACAACCGTCTCTCTCCAAGTATTTCCTTCACGGAAACGACGCTTGTACATAGCAGAGAAGATTGGCTCAATTCCGCTGGATACACCCATAACCATACTGATAGTTCCAGTAGGAGGAACTGTAAGCATTACTGCGTTACGAATTCCGTGCTCTTTGATCATCATGCGGATTCTGGCTGGTAGAGTCTTAGCATACTCCTCGTCTAGGAATGCCTTGTATTGGAAAGCAGGGAATGGACCCTTGTCTCTTGCAAGGTATACTGAAGTCTTGTATGCCTCGTCACGAATTGTGGCGAACAGTCTCTCTAGGAACTCTAAGCACTTCTCTGAACCATACTTGAGACCTAAATCAATAAGCATGTAGTGAAGACCCATTACACCAAGACCGATACGACGAGATTTCTGACCAACCTCACGGCATTCGGTAATTGGATAGTGATTAACAGTAAGAACGTTATCAAGAAGACGTACACCACCTCTTACAGCAGCAGCAAGCCTTCTCCAATCAACCTCGCCATCTACGACCATGTTAGCAAGATTGATATTACCTAGGCAACAATTTCCATAAGCAGGGAGTGGAATCTCGCCACAAGGATTGGTAGCGTTCATACGTTCAAAGTATGAAACGTTGGTCATTCTGTTAGTAAGATCAATGTTGAATATTCCGGGATCACCAGAATTTACAGCATTGTACCAAAGCTTATCCCATAGATCCTTAGCCATGAGAGTGTAACGCATTACATTCTCAAACTTGTCATCAGGATGACGTAGTTGATGATTTCTTGCTCTTGCTATTGCATCATCGGCATCAAGACCTACAACATTGATGGTCGTGCTATTGCCGTCTGGGCTTACACGATCCATCTGATAGATATAATACTTGCGATTGTTAAATGTGAAGTACCATTCCTCATTATTCTCGCAAGCCTCTACGAAACGATCAGTGATGGCTACAGATATGTTAAAGTTAGTAAGCTCACCAAGGTCCAGCTTAACATGGAGGAACTCAAGAGTGTCTGGATGAGTTACGTTCAGTTCTGCCATGAGAGCGGTGCGACGATTCTTTCCGGCACGAACATGATTACCAATCTCATTGATCATTCGCATTACCGAAACTGATCCGGGTGCTGAATGCTTAATGTTTTGAATATCATCACCCTTAGGACGGATCTTGCTAAAGTTGAAGCCTACACCACCTCCACCACAGGAGATTTTGTACATGTCGCTAACAACCTTGCCGATAGACTCTACGCTATCCTCAGGCTCAAGGACGTAACAATTAAGCATGTTTTGCTTGTTACGACCAGCACCGAATATGATACGACCTCCGGGGACAAAGTCTCCAGAGCCTAGGATTTTGTAGAAGTTCTCCTCCCATTTCTCCTTCTCGTCATCATTCTCAGCAGAAGCTATATGCTTTGCAATTGCCTTGCATCTATCTTGATAAGATTTTTCGCCGGGATAGGCATACCGTTGCTCGAAAATCTTTTGACCTAGTTCATTCAGTTGTTTGGCTACCATAATTAAATACTTTCTATCAGCTTCGATTCACCACGGATCTTCATCATAGTCAGATTCTGAGTAGAATCAAGCAATGATTTTAAATAATTGTTGTGAGTTATTAAAAATATCGTCCTGTTTTCAGCCTTTAGCGAATTCAGTAAGTTATATAGGCACATGATTCCATCATCATCTAAATTGTCGGCAACTTCATCAAAAAATACTATATTAGATTGCTTTTTAGCAGTGGCTGAAAGCAAAGCTTGAAGGGCTAACATAACTGCTAGATTGATCTTACGTTTTTCCCCTCCCGACAGAGAGATGAATGCTATATTTCTCCCATTATTGCATATGGTTTCATCCAGTTCTTCATTAAACTTAATAGTAAACTGGTTGTTGGTTAGTTGGCTTAAATACTCATTTGTCTTGGTATTAAAAAAATCTAAAATATTTTTAATAAAATACTTAATTAAGCCTTGTTCTGAGAAGGCTTTTTCCCAGAATCGCATAACATCATAACCAATCTCTGCTTCTTGTTTTATTTTAGAATTTTTAGAAATCTTATCTTTAAGATCTTTTATTTGATCCTTATAAATCTCTGCCTCCTGACGGGTCTTATTTCTTTCTTGAAAATCAAGGTACTGAGCCATTGTTGGCTTAGTCTTTAAATCTGATAGTTCCTTAGATAGATTTAAAAGTTTAGGAGTTAATTGATTTACTTCATCAGAGGAATTAGTAACTTCCTTATTCCAATTTTCTTGGCATTCGGCAGATGCTTTCTTGCTTAGTTTACTATTACAGGTAGGACAAGTTGTAGTGTCAGATAAAGACTCTAGTAATTTAGAATATTTCTTTATGGTATCATTAAGCAACTTAGTCTTAGTCTGAATACCAAAGATTTCTTTTTCAATCTTTGATATTCTTTGACCTCTAGCTTCTACTTCCTGTAATGTTTCTGTGAAGATTACTGGGTCAGACTGATCAATACCCTTTAGCTTATCTTCCTTCTCAAGGATAGACTTTTCATAATCTAATATTAATGCCTCTGCTATCTTAGATTTGGTAGAAAAATCAGACTTAATAGTTCTAATCTTATCTCTAAGCTGGAAGATATTATCCAGATTAAGGAAGTTTCTGATAATGTTTCTCTTATCATCGGCAGAGGATGATAAGAAATCTATATCTACATGCTGACCAAATAAGATCGCTGCTACAAAGGTCTTGTAGTCAGTCTCTAGCGTCTTCTCGATAAGAGCTTGAGTGTTGTTTGCATGATCTTGAGTTAACGTATCCCCATCAACAAATAACTTTAAGAACGTAGGCTTCTTACCACGGTGAATGGTAACTATGCCATCCCCTTCCCTTTCTACTTCCAGAATTACTTCGCAGTTTTTCTTAGTGTCACAATTAATAAGGGCCTCCTCGGTAGACTTTCTAATAGTCTTACCGAAGAGACCCCAAACGACAGCCTCAAACAACGAACTCTTTCCGCTTCCGTTAGATCCACCAGTATCCTTGTTTTTACCAATGATTTGAACGATGCCTGAATACTTTGTGAAATCTAACTCCGCTTCCTTAATACTATAGAAATTCTTAATGAAGATCTTTCTGAGTTTCATTCTTTAGTAGCTCTAAGCCCTTTCTTAAATCGGCTTCTGGAATACTAGTCTTCTGCTCACTGATGTACTTATCAATAATATCGTCAGTAAGCTCAGT